TTATCTAAATTTGGTTTAGAAATTAGAGATGAAGTATCATTATTGGTATCAAGAAAAAGATTTAAACATGCAACATCTTCAGCTAATTTATCAAGACCAAGGGAAGGAGATTTAATATATTTACCATTAATAGAAAATTTCCTAGAAATTACTTTTGTTGAACATGAAAATAATCAGGCTATGTATTATACCCTTGGTAGAGGTCGTGGTGGTAATGTTTATGTCTATGCATTAAAATTAAAACAATTTGTATTTTCTAGTGAATTAATATCTACTGGTATTAGTGATATTGATACACAAATTGAAGCACATTATCCAAGAATAAGATTAACTATTGATAATACCATTGGTACTTATAATAAATCTGAAATTGTATATCAAGGTACTGATTTAGCTAATGCTACAGCACATGCTATTGTATACTCTACTACTAATAATACTAGCAATACTTATCTGGAATTAATAAAAGTGACTGGTGATTTTCGTTCAGCAAATGTTATTGGTAATACTTCTGGTGCTGTCGGTAGAGCAAATGTGGTTTCTACATTACCATCAATGGATTATACATTTGAAGATTTAGTAGATAATACAATAATACAAAATGAAGGAGCAGAAATTATAGATTTCTCCAGTATTAATCCATTTGGTATGCCATAATGTTAAATCAAGATTTTTTTAAATTTCAAACTATTAGAAAAGTTATAGTAGCTTTTGGTACTATTTTTAATGAAATTCAAATAGTTAGATTTACCAAATCTGGTATTCAAAATAATACTATTAATGTACCATTGATATATTCACCTAAAGAAAAATATATTACTAGATTAACATCTGATCCATTATTAACTAAATCTATTAATACAATATTACCAAGAATGTCATTTGTAATGGATGGTATTTATTATGATAATAGTAGAAAACAAAATACATTATTAAAAAATCATACTTGTGGTGAATCAGCATTTAAGGAACAAGGTGCGCCAGTTCCATATAATTTTGATTTTACTTTATCTTTATATGTTAGAAATGCTGAAGATGGTACTCAAATATTAGAACAGATATTACCATTTTTTACACCAGATTATACAGTATCAGTAAATTTTATACCAGAAATGGGTAAGAATTATAATTTACCGATAACATTAAATTCTGTATCAAATCATATTGAATATGAAGGTGATTTTACTTCTACTAGATTAATAATTTGGGATTTAACATTTACTGCTAAAGGTTATATATGGCCACCAATTAAAGGTGGTGGTGGATTAATTGGCACGTATAGTACCGTTGGTGGACCTGATGGTACTGGTGGTTATGGAGCAGCATTTACTAATATATATGTAGAAAAGAGAGATAAATTATCACAATATGTTACTGTAGATTATGCTAATGGTTTTGGTAAATTTTATAGTTCCGAAATCATTGATGTAAAAGCACGACAAGTTACTGGTACTATGATATATTTTTCTGATAATTCATTAGGTACATTAGTATTAGGTGGATTAAATAAATTAGTAGAAGTTGGTGATATAGTAATGGGTGATGCTTCACATGCTAAATATACAGTAACAGAAGTAAGAAATCAACCAGTAAAAGCAGTAATGATTATTACTAAACCTGATCCAGAAGATGCTGAACCTAGTGATGATTATGGATTCTCAGAAACTATCATTGAATATGATTAATAATATGAACATTTTTTATGAAAACTTTAAACGAAAATCTTGCTGAATTATTTAATGTTGATCCTATTCCAGCTTCGACAAAACCATTAGCAATAATACCAGAAGAAATACCAGATTCTAATATTTCAGTAATAGAAGAAGATACTGAATATGCTAGAACTAATATTAGAAAATTAATAAATGATGGTATTCAAGCAGCAGAACAATTATTATTAATTTCTACTCAATCAGAACAACCAAGAGCATTTGAAGTATTTACTGGATTATTAAAAACTTTATCTGAATTAAATCATGATTTATTATTAGTACATAAAACTAAAAATTCATTAATTGTTCCAACCAATAATAATCCTAATACTAATGATGTTAATATCAATAATGCCATAGTATTTCAAGGTTCTACTAATCAATTATTAAAAATAATAAAAGATCAACAATAAATGGCTGTTAATATTAAATACATGGGGAATGAAAATCTTAAAAAGGTTGGTGTTCCTATTGAATATACTGAAGAACAAGTAATAGAAATAAAAAAATGTGCTATTGATCCTATTTATTTTATTGATAATTATTGTTATATTGTTACCATTGATCATGGTATACAATTACTTAAATTATGGGATTTTCAGAAAGATTATATACATGCTATACATAATAATAGAATGTTGATAGTAATGTTAAGTAGACAGATGTCAAAAACTACTGTAGCTGCTGCATATATTTTATGGTATACGATATTTCAATCAAATAAAACTGTAGCTATTGTTGCTAATAAAGAAGAAAATGCTAAAGAAACATTATCAAGATACCAATTGATGTATGAACATTTACCAATATGGATGCAACAAGGTGTTAAAACATGGAATAAAGGTGATATAGAATTAGAAAATGGTTCTAAAATAAGAGCATCAGCAACTTCAGCCGGTGGGTTACGATCAAAATCTTGTATTACTGGTGATAGTAAAATTTGTGTTTGTGATAATGATGATATTTATTATACTGAAATAGAAAATGTATTAAATAATAATATTAAAAATGATATTGATACAACAAAACAATATGTTATATATAAAACAACAAATCTTAAAAATAATAATATATACATAGATTTACATACAATTGATAAATTAGGTATTAAAACTGAATATTTTGGTAAGGGTTCAATTTTTAAAGATGGATATATAGGGTCTGGTAAATTAATAAAAATTGATATAGAAAAATATGGTCCAGAATCCTTTAGTCAAGAAATTTTAAAAATTTTTTATAATAAAAAAGAAGCTGAAGAATACAAAAAAACAATTGTAAATAAAGAATCTACTTCAGATGAAATATCATATAATTTATCAAAATTAAAAGTTTTATCTACTGATGGTTTTGTTGAATTTGAATCTATATTAGATCAAGGAATTAGATCAACATTAAAAATAACTTTTAATGATAAATCATATATAATATGTACACCAGATCATAAATTTCTAATAGAAAATTCATATTGGGAACTTGCTGAAAACCTAGAAATTTTTGATATATTATCTGATAAAATGATTGTTGATATTGAAGAATATTCAGATATGCAAGTATATGATTTATTTAATGTTGGTACTTGTCATAATTATTATGCTAATGGAGTAATAAACCACAATTGTTCATTTTTATATGTTGATGAAGCATCTATTATATCAAATACAATAGCAGAACAATTTTTTGCTGCTACATATCCAGTAATATCTTCTGGTAAAACATCAAAAATTGTAATGACTTCTACTCCACTTGGTTATAATCATTTTTGGAAATATTGGAATGATGCCAAGACTGGTCAAAATGATTTTCATGCATTTCATGTACCTTATTGGAAAGTTCCTGGTAGAGATAAAAAATGGGCTGATGAACAATTAAGGTTATTAGGTGAAGTAAAATTCAATCAAGAAATTTTATGTTTAGGTGGTGAAGCAACAATTACATTAAGAGATAAAGAAACTAATGAAATTTTTGAAATCACATTAGAAGAGGCATATAATTTATTATGAATTTAAATATGGATAAAATGAAACCAACACCATATACCTATTTAATTGGTTGGTCTGAACAAAATTTATATTATTATGGTGTAAGATATGCTAATAATTGTTATCCATCAGATTTATTGGTTACTTATTTTACAAGTTCAAAATACATAAACAAATATATTAAACAATTTGGTGATCCAGATGTTGTTCAGATAAGAAAAACATTTAATAACAAAATTACTGCAAAATTTTGGGAAGACAAAGTGCTACGACGTATTAATGCAGCAAGTAACCCAAAATTTATAAATAAATCCAATAATAATTCATTTAAAGGAGTTATTATGGATGACGACATTATTAGTAAAATTTCAGAATCAAGATTAAAAAAAAGTAAAAAATATAAAATATATAATAATGGAATAGAAAATATACGAATACATGTAAACGAATTAATCCCAGAAGGTTATGTAACTGGTAAAATACTTACAGAAAAACAAAAAGATCATGTTGAATATTTTTGTCATAATTATAATAGATTAACAGAAGAAGAAAAACAACAAAGAAATACTAAATTATCATTAAGAACTAAGGGTGTTAAAAAACCACCACAACATGGAGCAAATGTATCTAAAGCATTAACCGGTATAAAAAGACCACAATTTATAGGTGCTAACAATCCTTCATATACACCAGAAGCCAGAAAAAAAATATCAGATTCACATAAAACCAGAAAACATATTGTTTGGTTTTATGATCCAGAAACACTGAATGCTACTTGGTTTTATAATGATGATTTATGTAATATTCCAGTTAATCTTAAAAGAGGAAAACCACCACTGGGTATTTGGTATAATGATGGAATAAATAATGTGTGGGTTAGAAAAAATTCTGGTGTTGATATATCATATTTACAACTAGGAAAAATAAAAATAAAATATTTTTATATTACTAATGGTATAGAATCAAAACAAATACAATCACTAGAAGAAATACCAATAGGATGGTATAGAGGAAGAACACAAAAAACAAATAAAATGGGTGTATATTAGGAAATGAAAAAGTGAAAACTAATTCCAAATACGAAATATTAACACCAAATGGATTTCAACATTTTGATGGAATAATAAAAAGAAAAGCTGAAAAAGTTATACAATTATTTTTTGATGATCAAACAGATTTAATTTGTACTCCAGATCATGTTTTTATAGAATTCGGTAGTATCGTTGCTTGGTCATTAAAAATTGGTGATTGTATATTTAATAAATCAATTGTAGATATTATTGAATTAACTGATTATGTTGTATATGATCCAATTAATGTAGCTGGTGGTAATAAATATTTAAATAATTATAATTTTATAAGTCATAATTGTTCGTTCACTGGCAGCACTTTTACGCTAATTAGACCAGACATTATTGCAGAATTATCATATAAACATCCTATTCATTCTAAGGATAATCTTGATATATACACATTACCACAAAAAGATAATATATATGTAGTAGTAGCTGATGTATCTAGTGGTGTAGGTGGTGATTATTCAGCATTAGTTGTTATTGATATTACTAATGTACCATATGTAGTAGTAGCTAAATATAGAAATAATACTATATCAACATTATTATATCCAACAGTAATATATAGTATTGCTACTGAATATAATAATGCTTTTGTATTATTAGAAAATAATTATTCAGAACAAGTAGGATATATTCTTACTAATGAATATGGTTATGAAAATATCTTATATGTAACAAAAAATGCAAAAGGACAAACTGTTACTGGTGGTTTTGGTAATGTTGGTCAAACATATGTTGGCGTAAATACTGATAAAAGAATAAAACGTATTGGCTGTTTTAATTTTAAATCATTATTAGAAGAAAAGAAATTATTAATATTTGATGCTGATATTATATCAGAAATATCAACATTTATTGAATCGAAAGGATCATATAGTGCTGATGAAGGATATAATGATGATTTAGTAATCACATTAGTTTTATTTGGGTGGTTGACAACAAATGCATATTTTAAAGAACTTACTGATGTAAATCTTAGAAAATTGATGTATGAACAACGAATACAAGATATAGAAGATGAAATGTTACCAGTAGGATATTTAAATAAAGGATATAGTAAAGAAATAACAATAGAATCTAATGATTGCTGGTTTAATTTTAATATAGATGAACCTGCTTTTGAAATACCAAAAGGTTATTTAACAGATAGACTGTAAAGCAAAATAACAAAAATACTAAATAATACAATAATAGAAAATTAATTTATAATAAATTATAAGGAGAATATGATATGGGTTTTCAAGTTTCACCAGGTGTTGTAGTCAAAGAAATTGATCTGACTACAATTGTCCCATCAGTACCAACATCTATTGGTGCATTTGCTGGTCCATTTAGTTGGGGTCCAGCAAATGAAATTACTACAGTTCATAATGAAGTTGATTTAGTAAATCAATTTTTTAAACCAAGTGCTACTAATTATGAATATTGGTATTCTGCTGCTAATTTCTTAGCTTATTCTGGTAATTTACAAGTAGTTCGTGCTGCTAATACTACCAGCACATTAAATGCAGTATCTACTGGTAATGGTATTCTAATTGAAAATGAAAATGATTATGAATATAACCATTCTACTAGTGCTAATACCAATGGTTCATTTGCTGCCAGGTATCCAGG